AGAATACTTTACCTTCGTTTTCAGGATGTTTTGGATCAGATACTACTAGAATATTTGAATAGTAAGATAACTTTCTTTTTCTTTTTCTAGCAATCTCCTTATCGGCTTCTATGCCAGTATTCCATAGTCTAGTATTTTCTTCACTAACAGGATCTTTTTTGTTTAAGGTTGTTAATGAGTTTTCAATATACCATTGACCGCCTGGTCCTTGAAACGCATGATTCCAGACTCTTTGCCATGGCATATCTTCACCTTCAATTGCTGGTAAAAATCTTAGCACGGCATAACCATTACCTGATTTATCAAGTTCGGGTTTCCATAACCTATCGTCTTGGTATTTGTTTTTCTTTTCTGGTTGTTCGATTGTGTTTTCTAACTGTTTAGTTAGTGTATCAAAGTTTGACTTTGACTTCTTTAGGGCTTCTAATGCACTTGACATTGTATGTATCTCCTTGTATATATTGTTGTACGTATTTGTATTAATGTAAGTATAGTATTATTTATATCTCTTTTTCTTATCATTAATAACTTTTTTTACCTTTCCTATAAAGGTAGAAAAACTGTCTAAAGTTTTATAAAATATTTCATCAAACATAATCTTATTATAACAGATTTAACTCAATCTGTCAAGCAGTTGTGCTTGACTAATGTATTCTAAATTGATATCCTCTTGTGCTGTAAATACGTCTATTTTACGATTTGTAGGACTATCGTTTAATTCTTTGTTTACTTTGTAAAACTTAATTTTAGGGTTTAACTCCATTAGTCTTTTCCATTGTAACTCCCAATTACCTGATGGTGTAGGTTCAAATTCCGAAGCAACATAGTTGTCTGTGCTTTTGTACACATTGTTAACTGTATTTGTATCAGATACTAGATCATGGCCTATCATATAAATCTCATCTGGTTTTTCTAATTTAGAAGCAATGTAACCTGTTGTAGGTCCACATGCCCAACCATCATCAACACCATCTGGTTCACATTCTCTTATGTCATAAGATTTGTCAGGTTGTTTTATCCATGAAACATAAACATGAGCATTATGTACTTTCTTTTTTATACGTTCTCTATCACCACCTTGCTCTTTGGCCTTTTTAAGAATTGTAACAATACCATCTATTGTAGAGCCGTGTGTAACAAATTCTTGTGACTCACCTTGTTCATTTGATTTAATTAAATCAAAATCTTTTATATCTTCAAGGTCTTGTATTGATGCCATACCTTCTACAATACTTTGATATAACATTGTAGGTACTTTAGTCCATGCTCTAAAATAGCATGGTATCTTTTGTGCAATGCCAGAGTGATATACTTCGTGTATCATACCACCATCAACAGCTGTCAATACATCTATTAACTCAGGATGATCTCTATAGATGGCATTACAACCAAACAGTTTACCATGAGGCTTTAAAAGACTTAAATCAAAATCTTTTCTACTTTCACCATTACCAATTAAAAATACACGTTTCATCTTGTTATTAAATTATCTGGTTTATCTATAGGTATGCCTGTTCTATCAAACCATTTGTTTTTTACATTAAACACATGACTCATTGTACCATCAGATAATTTGATTGATCTTTTATCAATCTTACCATCATAACTTGTGCCATCTTTTAAAATTAGATTTAGTGTGCCATGTAGATTTTGATATATTCTATCTATTGTTTTATCGCCTATTTTATTTGACTCAGGTGTTACTGGTTTTTCACTCATACAAACACCTCTTTCATAATAAATTTACATTTTGTTAAATTGAAATTAACAAATGGTTTTAACTTGGCAATCTTAAATGACTTTTCAGGCCAGATAATAGTTTCAGCAATTTCTTTATCCCAATTTTTACAAAACGACAATATCTTATCCAAGATGACGAATGTTTGTACTGCGATTTGTTCAGAAAGAAGTAACCGTAACAATCTTGGATGTTGGCCATTAGATATGCGAAAAACATCATCAAAAGAAATCCTATCAGCATCAATGACATTACGCAATAATAAGCAATCGTTTCTAAAATTGTATGTAAATGATTGATTAAACTTTTTCCACTTTGTATAGTTTGTTTCTCCATCAGCTCTAACTAAGTTTCCTATCCATGTTTTTGAATTATGAAAGAAATTACAGACAAAATATTCTAACATCTCTTCCTTATTGTATTTAGTTGTAAGTTTATGAAAGAAAAATCTATCATTACGCTTTAAAAATGTGTTAAAAGATGCATTAACTTTGGCATTGTGTTTGTAAAAATCATAATTAGAGGAAGTGAAGTGTAGTTTAATAGCCAAATATAATGTATATGCTTCATAACTGTTCATATAGGTAAAACTGCTGTACTTGATTTTTCAACCATGTTCAGTTTTTGTGCTTCTTCTTTTATTTTTTCTTTTAAGGGTTTATTAATTAAAGGACCTACAGATGATAAGTCAATATCGCTTTCTTCACAATATTTTATAACTGCATCCATATAAGGTATTTTTTGTTTCTTAACCATATCTTCTATGATTAAGCCAAACTTTTTACTATTCATTAAATTCATATATTCATTATATCACTTGTGAGTGATTTTGTCAAGCCTGTTTCTGTTAATCGGTACAGGCAAACCGTTTAGCAGTATTAAGCTGCTATTGCTAAATTGTTAGCGTTTGTAAATTGACATTACGGTGTCAGCGATTAAACTCCAATAAGTTTTAACTGTGAATCGATACCACACATCCCCCATAAGCACACTTGAAATCAATGTGTTTATGGTGGAGATGCCGAGAATTGAACTCGGGTCTTCTCCAGGTATTTTCTTACCTTCAACGTTTAATTCTTTTGTGGCACTACTAAATCAAATGTATGAAATAAAATACATCTTTCAAGTCCACTTGGTATATCTAATACAGCAATTGATTGTGTATTATCTTCATTTACCATATAAGTTATCATATAAACTGGTTCACCATCTTCTACCATACCTGTTCTACCTAGTGTTAAGTGATATGGTTTAAATTTATAGTGATCAACATAAGTTTGTATAGCATTTACTGTACCACATAAAGCAGGTACCTGTTGCATATAAACTTCATTACTAAATTCTTCATGCTCGGCATAAACTACAGTTGAAAATAATATACTTAAAACTATTAAAATTTTTTTCATATTTCCCTTTAGCTGTTATGGTCGCAAGTAGGATATATTAAATCACCTTTTTTATTAATTCGACTATTGACTCTTTATTAACTATTTATGTTATTTTTATCAAAAAAGTCTTTAGTGTGTTTATAAAATAACTCTTGGTGTTCTTTGATTTTATCTTCACCATGTATCCATTCTTGTACAAAACCATCTTCACATGTGGCCAATATAACAGTTTGTTCAATCTTTTTATCAGGATATATTTCTTCAAACATTTTTGCATAAGCAGAGCATTGTAAAAAATTAGCGTAGTTATAGTCTGCATCTCGTCTTTTTGTTGAGGTTTTAAAATCAACTACAGATAATTTGCCTTTATACTCAGCAATACAATCAACTTGTCCTGCAACATTTATTTCTTTTGAATATAGATATTCTTCTATACAATGAATATTATCTATTCTAGCAAGATAAGGTTTAATAATTCTAAACAGTCCTAGTGGTGTTACAGCAGTTATGCCTATTGACTTATCATCTTCATTTTTTAAATGATTTTCTATTAATGTGTGTGTTGTTTTACCTCTATTGATAGCAGTTGTGGAAATATAGTTAGCCATTTTCTCACCAACTGCATTTCTCCATGCCTGTATACCTATTTGTTTTTCGGGTATCTGTCCTAGAATTGATGTTACGGAAGGCATATTAACACCATCAATAGTATAATATCTTATACCATCTTGACTCTTACCTTTCACACCTAAACTCTTAGGTAGTTTTTCTTCACTCAATTTTACATAATTAAACGCCATAATATACCTTCCTGTTAATATTATATACTCATTATATCACAATTTACAAGATTGGTCAAGCACCTATATGCCTTTCTGCATATATTGATTTATAATCTTGTCTTGTTCTATTTTTTTTTCATTATTAAGACGGTTAAACGCTCAACTAGGATCGTACGGTTCATATACCGTCTTACCATCATCATTTCTGTACGCTCTTAATACTTGTTTTCTGTTGTCTTCAGCATTCTTATACGAACAATGAATCCAACCGCTATTAGGTTCATCTGGATTATGAAACTCTAATATTAGCTGATCAAAATCTAGGTTATCAATAATATATTTTGCCAGTTCAGCATTTGCCACACCAAAGATTTCGAAGTCAGCGGCTTGGCCCTTTGCGTGCTGTGATTTCGCACTTGAACCTATTTTTAAACATAGTTCAGGACTTCTATATCCTGATGATACAGATACTACTTTGCCATAATGATCTCTAACTTTTTGTAGAACATTATCACAAAGTTTTTTTAAGTTATCCATATGATCTTCGCTTGGATTATTACTAATACCATGTCTATCTGCTGTTTGTGAAGCAGTAAGTTCTTTAAGCGAAAAGTTTTTGCTTAGTTGCATTTAATTTATCCTTTGCATTTAGTTTTAGTTTTTTGAGTTGTCTTAAATTATACCAACTGTAAGTTGATCTATCATTATTACGTACTTCTTCCAATTCACCTACTTGTGCTTTTAGTTCTTTATGATTATGTTTAATTATTTGTTTTACACTCATATTAACCTCTTGTTAGTTTTAACAATTTGTCCATTTGTGCCTTGATAATTGGTCCTCTGTTTGGCCAATGTATGTAAGGTTCATTAGACTTTGAAAGATTATATAAAAATGGTAACATAATCTTTTCAATTTCTTTAAATCTTTCTGTAGTATTAGCGTCCTGTATTTCTTTTGTTACTGCATCTTTTTCAGCAACAATCTGCATAACTTCATTCATAGCAGATTTAATATCAGAAACATCTGATTTAATTTTTGCTAGTTCTAAATTTGAATTTTCTATTACACTTGGATCAATGCTTGGTTGGGTTTCTTCAGTTGGTTTTTGAGATACAGGAGTAAAACCGAAGTCAACGTCTGTATCAAACTCCCTCATAAAATCTGGTATATCTGTCATAGTTATTCTCCTTTATTGTTTGTGTATTGAGTTTTAATTACTTTATTTAATACTGTTGTATAAGGATTAAAACTAAGGTCCTTATTAGCACAAGCTGTAAGTAATAATCCTACAGATAAAATAGGCAGGACTTTCAAGCAGAAATGTCCTGCCTTATTGAATTTATACAATGAGCGGATTGACCTATTTGACTCAGGTATACGACCGTTGTGTTTCAGTTGCTCGCTCTGTACTATATTATTTATTTTTTGCAATTTGTCTAGCCTTATATTTTTTAACTGCTTGTTCGGTTTTAACTTCTTTTACTGATCTTTTTCTATGTTGTTGTGCTAAAGGACTGTTAGGATGTGCTTCGGCAATTCTGCTTAAATTATCTTTCCAACCACCATCAGTTCTATAACTCATACCACTTACACCACCAACAATATTTACTGCATTTATAATTTGTCTGATGTGTTTATTTTTTAAAAGATAGTTTTCCATTTCAGAAATGGTCATCATCTCGGTAAACTCTTTACCAGTTTTTTTATTTTCAAATGTATATAGTGGCATATTATTTTAACGATAAATGAAATAGTAATTGATTAGTTTCTAAAAGCATATCTTCTAATATACTTTCTAAATCCATTTGACCATCAACTTCTTTGGCCATTTG